ACAAAGAGCCAAGTGCGTAAGTTATTGAATGATGAATACGAAGAATTAAGTGATTCATCTTATACTGATGCTGATTGCTCATATAGCTATTCGAATGACGATTCGGAGATTGGTGATATAATCAGTACAATGCGAGGACAATCATACTAACCTTATAAGGAAAATACAATGTCAACATTAAAAAGATACGAGTTTATTTGCAAAGGCAAAAGATCTCACTTTCTCGACGCGACTAGCGAAGATGCAGCAAGATCATTCTTTGCAGAGAATCGTTTTACATCAGGAATGGAAATTATTGATGTAATCGAAGTACCAATGCCAACTCCACTCGATACTTCTGGAATCAATATGAAACTTGAAGGATTTGAGAGAACGAATACAGAGATTAAACCAACGTCGCAAGAGATTGCAGCATTGGCAGCTTCTGGAGAAAAAATAGGATACTAATTTTATAATTTATATTATTATGCCATTGATGCCGATATATTATAATACAACGAATCTAAACCCTCGTATGCGAAAATCTAAGAATAAAAAACTTCGAAACGCAAACCTTGAGCATGAAGAATGGCTCAAATCACGAGGGTTGCATTCGTCACAATTGTCAAATTCCTCAGAAGAATATAAGCTTGAATTGAGTCGAAAAGAACCTTATACTACCAATCACAATATTACTGGAAAAACAACTAGAGTTTCTGAGAACGTTTATACAGGGACGTTGATTAAAGGAATCGCAACGATGCATAAGAGCAATGCAGTTCCAATCATTAACGAAGAACAAGCAGTCGAAATATCAAAAATGAGAAGAGGATAACATGATCGAAACATACATATTATTCGGAGCAGCAATATTCGGTATTGGTTGGCTTCTAGGCAATTATACGAAAGACAAAGAGAAAGCAGACTATACAATGTTTATTATTGATTCATTGATACAGAATCGCTTTCTTCGAACACATCCGATTGAGATACTCCCAAGAGTATTCGTGAAACATATTATTCGTTGGGATACACCAAAGGAACACCTGAAAAACCCAGTGAAATTGGAAGAATTTCATTTTCCAAAGAACTTTACAAACAATTCAAAATAGTATATAATATATCATTATGAAATCATTGACACCTGAATACTTAAGAAATCTACAGAATAATATAACGAGAATGAGTAATGAAGACAAGAAACGATTATCGAGTAAGAGAAGAATTGAGATAATCGGTTATTGTAATCTAAAGAAAAGACAGATTGATTCCTGGATCTCTTCATTACTGCATCTCGATAGTCGTATTGCAACGAGTGAGTCGACGAGTCTACAATCTTCAATTACTTCTCCAAATACTCCAATGTGGAAACTCTATAATACATTGACTTCAATTTCGAATGATTTAGCAACTGAGATTGATTCCTATACTTATTGGAATTCAGCGAGTAATGAGCGAATACTCATTGGATCGAATAATTTAAGTAATCGAATTGAGAATCGTGTATTCACTAAAGGAAAAAACAATCCCTATTATTCATATATTGAAGCGATAATCGAGATCGCCGAAGAAGAAGGAATCGAACTAAGTAATATAAAGAATTCATTGAGTAAGTCTATACTTCAGAAGATTGAAGCAATCGGCTATTCGAGAAAAGAATTAAAAGGCAGTACTGCTACATTGCCATTTTAAACGATATTTTCATAGAAGAAATTCTATGGAAATCAAATCCGACTTTTGAACGTTTTGGTCGGGAACCCTAAAACGTATCATTACATTATAACCAAAGGAGACAATTATGTTTAAACATTTAATTACGTTTCTAACTGCATTACTCTTCACAGTATCAGTTTCTGCACAAACACCAGCACCTAAAAAGGAAGAGCCAAAAGCTCCAGCTGCAGTATGCGTAGAAAAAGATAAGAATGGTAAAGCAATCATTGACGCAAAGACAAATAAACCTGTCGTGTGTCCAAAGAAAGACGAAAAGAAGAAGTAATTCTTCTCTCTGTCGCTGTATTGGGCGAGTGTAAATTCGCCCTTTACTTACACGAAAAAATAGAGTATAATTGACTCTATAAGTGTGAAATCTATATTATATTGAAGTAAAGAATCTATATTATTATACAACGCATATAACGCATATAAAAAAGGAGAACCACATGGTGGATCTAAATGCTCTTCGTAAAGAGAGCCTAAATGACTTTACGAAAATTAATCAAGAGTTCGATCGAATTAATAAAGGATCGAGCGCAAAATCAGACTCTTCTGAAGACACTCGTTTTTGGAAACTCGAACCAGATAAACTGGGCAATGCAACAGCAGTCATTCGTTTTCTTCCACGTAGCAATGGTGATGAACTTCCATGGGTGAGATTATTTTCACATGGTTTTCAGGGACCATCTGGTAAATGGTATATAGAGAACAGCCGAACAACATTGAATGAAAAAGATCCTGTCGGAGAATTGAATTCTAAGTTGTGGGCGAGTAATCTTGAGAGTAATCGAGAGATTGCGAGAAAGCAAAAGAGACGTATGCATTACATCGCGAATGTCTATATTATCAGTGATCCGAAGAATCCTGCAAACGAAGGAACAGTGAAACTGTTTAAGTTTGGAAAGAAGATCTTTGATAAGATTATGGAAAAGGCGAAACCTACATTTGCTGATGAGAAACCAATGAATGTATTTGATGTATTCGCTGGTGCTGACTTTAGATTGCGTATGCGTAAAGTCGATGGTTATGCAAACTACGATCAGAGTAGTTTTCTTGAACCAAATGCATTCTTGAGTAGTGATGAGAAGAGATTAACAGAAGTGTTAGCAAAAGCTCATCCATTGGCTCCTTTCATTGCACCGACACAGTTTAAGTCATATGAAGATTTAAATCGTCGACTGAATGAGGTACTTGAAACTCTTCCAGAATCTAAATCATCTGGAACAATTGCAAAACCAAAAACAGCTGAGAATACAACTTTGACTTCGGCGAAAAAAGAAGAAGAGGATGTATTAAGCTATTTTCAAGGAATAGCAAATGACCTTGAATCATAAGAATACAAATAAATCGAATCTGTCGTATTATTTGCTTCTGATTAGCTGGACAACTACAATACTTGTGGGAGTTTGGGCTTGGAATGTAAATAGTAAGTATGATCGAGCGAAGTTTATATTACGTGAGTATTTCGATCGAGAGATTGCGAAGAGTAAAGTATTGCAATTATTCGAGCCGAATATTCATAATCGAGTACTGAATAATCTATTCGAAGAGTGGTTAAGGAATAAGAATAGTAATGTTCTAAACTCGAACATTAAATAAACGTATAAGTTTAATTTCTAATCCCTTTACTTCCAAGAAGTGGGGGGTTAGAATAAACACCTGTAGAGGTTTCAAGGAATATAGAATTGAAAATTTATGATAGAAATAATTATAGGAATTAGTTTGGCACTTGCGATTGCTGTAATTGTAATGTATAACTTTCCGATTTAAATAGAACGAAATACTCGAATCTCACCATCCTCAATTACACGATAAGCTTCAAAGGTAATTGCAGAATATTCACGACTTAATTTTAAAAAAGCTTTTAAATTCTCTCGATCATCATCAAAGAATCTTACTTTCGAGAAAGACTTTGTATTCAAATACTTACGAATAATCATTGCTTTTCTCGCAGCACCTGATCCACTCTCTATATTCCCTGCACGTTCAACTCGAACACTATCAATATCAAAGCCATATTTACGGAAAGTTTTAAGGAATACATTCTTACTATCAAAATCAGTTCTTGCAGTTAATATAATTACACGTGAGTTTTCGTATTTCTTTGCTGATGCTAATATCAATTTGGCACGTCGCATCATTCTTCCGATCGGTTGAGATTCTTTATAGAACTTCGCTGCATCTTTAAATTCAGTATAATCAAACATTTCATTCGCTCCTAAACGATAGGAAGCATATTCTGCAGTCGTTAATGTACGGATTGTTTCTTTTGTGATTGAATTGCGAACTCGAATAGTTGCTGTTGTACGAAAGAGTGTATCATCAATATCGAATATTGTTAGCCAACCATTCGCATACTCGTCATGAGTCTTTACATAATTACTAAACGTTTGAACCATAGAGAGAACCTACATATTTCGAAAGAGTATTCTCATCGTTTCGAACATTTCTTGACGTCATTAAATTACTCTCTTTTGGAGCATTTACTGTTGAACTTGGTGCATTAATAATTACATTTGAACTCGCAGCACTCTTTGCATTCTCAGTGTCAGCTGAAGAAGCCATTATTTGATTGCCAACATCGCTCGGTGATCCAGGAGTAAGTGAACCAGAGTATTTGGCAGATGCTTCAATATCAGTAATTGTTTGTTGCTGACGAATTTTTCTTAATTGATCTGGAGATACTCCTTTATCTTTTGCTACAGAAGCAACACTTTCATTCGCAGTATACATTTTTTCTAACTCATTTTTATATAATGTTTCGAATGCTTGTCTAAATTTAGGATCATCATTACCAAGAATATTCTCTACTTGATTTCTATTTACAGTTAATCCATTTATTTGTGCTTCATCAAACACAGCTTGAATTTGTTTTAACTTAGGATGCCCTTCGACAACTGCTTTTGCTTCTTCTTTTGTCATTTTTTGTTTTGGAAGAGAAACTGATTCACCAGTCACTGATTTATTAATCACTGGTGAAATTGGAATTACTGGAACTTTACTTGGTGTCCCATCAGAACCAAGTGTTCGATCAGAATTTAATCCTGGAACATTCTTTGGAGCTGGAGAAATAACATTGTTTGATTTCTCTGGACCCACTGTATTCTCAATCGGTGTACTCACATTTGATTTACGGAAAGGATAAAAAGGACCAATCGCAACTCCTAAAACTTTAAACTCTGGAATCCCTATATTATTTAAAAAACCTGAAAGCATTGTACCAAGACGTGAGGGTAATTCAGATATGTAATCGGCAATCTTACTGAAGAATGATTTAATTCCATTTACAATTATATCCCCAAGATTGTCAGGTAAATCTAAACCGAATAAATTCGCAACCCAATCAACTACACCAAATACAAAATTCAATGCACCTTTATAAAATCCTTCTACGAATGCACCTACGATATCAAAGAAACCACCACCTGATTTAAACATTGCGAATGCATCTTTAATTCCACGAACGAATCCTGCAATCGCAACTGTAATTCCTCCAATAATAGCTGCAGCAAGTCCTCCAGGAATCCCTGCTAAGAATCCAAAGAATCCCATAATTATTCTTAAAAAACCTTTTCCAAGAAATGGAAGTACTCCTTTAAAAATAAATCTAGAAGCAGCAGCAATACCTGTGAAAAGAGCACCAAATAATTTAGAAATTAACATTGCACCATAAAAACCAAGCATAGTGCCAAAAGATGAAGTTGAATCTGGTTTATTCTCTTCTAATTTTTGACCACTATTATTCGTCACACCCTTAGCGATTACTTCGAGTAAATCTACCATCTTTTGAATGTTTAATTGTGTTTCTCTTGCTGCTTCTTCATTAGCAGGTTTATTTGAATTGTTTTCTACGTTTGAAACAAGAGGTTGTCCTTTAGCATCAACTAATAATGCTTTCGGTTGTCCTTCATTTGCAATAGATTGTTGTACGAGTACGTTTGTAAGTGCCATTTATTTTTGTAATCTTCTTTGTTCTGCTTTTTGTTTTTCTTCTTGTAAATGTTTAATCAACATTTCAACATATATTTCACGTTCAAAAGGTATCTGATTTTCAAGCTCAGTCAAGGAGTATTTATGATATTGCATTAATGCGAAGTTAGTCTTATAATGGTTGACTAACGACTCATGGCTGAGCATTACGAAAAAAAATTAGATAAACCCTCTATCTTTCTTGTATGTTCTTTATTACAAACTTTGCAAGTCCAGATTATTTCTTTACTTAATCTTGGCATAGTTTCAAAAAACTTTTGTATTTTACCAAATTGACTTGTTGTTAAGTTATTAACAAAATCACTTAGTTCTTTTTTACTCTGTTCTTTACTATGATATATTTGTTGTCCATCATATATGTAATCTATACTATCAGTTATAATATCAAAGAAAACTTCTGTATCTAGCTTATTTTGATCTGTTAATTTCAATGTCTTTAATTTTAAAAGTAAATCTAATGATGGGTACTTCATTACAACACCCACATCATTAAATAAAGATATCTTATTCTCATGTCCTTCTGGTGTAATTACAGGAACATTTGTTATATTAATTTTTAATATACTCTTAGCTTCCTTATTATCTTTACACTCTGGTGTATCGCATTTAGCGATTAATTCTACTTCTTCACCAACAGATTTACCACGTAATTGACAAAAAATATATTCTAAATCAAATAATGCTAAATCATTTGTATCGAGTCCGACTACACACTCACCAACAATTGTTTTAAGTGTATTCATCATTGTCTTCTCATCTTCAGATTGAAAAGCAAGTAATAAAGCTTTTTCTTGTTTTACTAGAAATGGTTTATACTTATATTCTTTCTTAGAAGACGGAACAGTTAATGTATAGGTTGGTGTACTACTTATTGGCAAAGCCATATTATTATTCTCCTTCAGTTTCTTTATAATTTTTAATTATCTTATTCAATTCATTTGTAGAACCTATGAATACATTATTGTTCACAGTTTTTGTTTCTGTTTTTTGTATTCTTCCTACATCTGCTTGTTGTTTGTGTAAATCTAATAATTGCTGGTTTACATCAGCAAGTTGTTTTATCATATTACCTACAACTTCAAAGGCTCTTGGATGCTCTGATTGTTTTGCTATCTCGAGTGAATGCTTTAATGCTTCTTCTCCTTTTAAAAGGAGATTGTGAAGATTAGAACGAGAAGTGTTAAAATCAGTAGCAATCTTATTTTCTTTTTCATTTGCTATCTCTCTTGGATTAATTACTTCCAAATTTGTATATGGTTCAGTTGGTTCACTGACCTTTAATTTCTCACTATTAAACACTTCACTTAATTTATCATCTATAATAGACATTTTATATTCCTATAATTAAACTGTTCTAAATGTATTTCCTAACATACCATCTAAAGTTTTTTGACTGAAACGAACACTCGCATCTAGTATTTCAGGAGTTGCTTGTTCATATTGTGGTGCGAATTGATTTGTTCGATTATTACTAATTGAATTACTTAATCCAGTAAATGTATCTTGAAATCCTGCAAAGTCACTAAAGTAATTTGCTGCAACTGGTAAAGAATTTACAATTACACCAGCTGGATCTGTTAATACTTGATTGCCAGCATTTTGTATTCCCTCTAATATAGATTGAATCCATCCTTTATTTGCTTTTGGAGGAGGAGCATATAAACTTGTAGTAAAATACTTATAAGCAAAAGTCACATTAAGTTTTGCAACTTCATTTGATCCTTGTGCTAAATTAATACTCTGTACTGTTTTAGGATATGCTTCATGT